CAGTTGGGTCTATATCCTGTGGGATAAATGAAGCAATTTTGCTGTTTACCCCGCGACTTGCGAGGGCATCCTTTATTGCTCGTTCGCGCTGCGACTTATTCAAAGACTCGAACTGAGCCTTAAGCTCGTTTAGTTCTTTGTCTTTTTGCTTAGACGCTTTGCGTAGTTGCTTTACTAGGTCGTTAGATGAATCCTCCATTGTGAAGTCGTCATCATCCTCGTAGTCGTAATTGGACATAGTGGTCCTTCTCCCTATTAGTTGTTGGCGTAAGCCTCACATATCCTTGGGGTGGGTTATGTGGCTCCTACTACTGGTCTTCTTGTCGCTCCACTAGGCCAGTCGTTCTAGTGGCAGGCTTGTTATAGTACTCCGGCTCTGTCTCGTGCTATTGCACCAGCACCGGCACTGCCACCAAATGCGGCAGTTTCTAGTGATGTTAACTTCTTAGTTTTCTTTAAGGCTTCTGCTGAACCAGGAACATCAAGAAGCAAGGCTTCTGCTGTTTGCTGTGTGTATGGATCTTGCTTGTAAATACTTGCTAGTTGTCCACCACGAATTGAAGCCTCAGCGATAGTAGGTGCTGCTTGCTGATACTGCTTTCCAGTTATACCAGCCTTAGCAAGTTCTTCAGCGCCTCCTACTGTTGCAGCAAGGCCTGCTCCTATTTGAGCGCCGCCGATTTCAGTTGCGGTTACCTTACGTCTAATCTCAGACAAGGCGTTCTTTGGATCAAGAGCATAGGCAAGGAAGTCACCATCAGTAAGGCTTGGATAGAATTGCTTAGCTGTATCTATCAAAAGCTTAGAACCTTGGTTAATCTTTACGCCTTCCATAATACGCTCTTCTAGCGTTACTGGATCTACGTTGTTAGCAATAAACTTTTCAAATCCTTCTTGAACTCCCGTAGCACCTTTTTTGTAATAGGTTTCAGGTAGTCCGTAGTTTTGCATAATGGATTGATACCTGTCTTCAAGACCTAGGTATGTTGCCTCATCAATTGCCTTAAATCCATTTGCAATGCGCTTGGCATTTGCAGCAAAGCGCAGTTTGTACGCATCTGAATCACGCAACTTAATAGTAAATTCTGCAGGTGATGCACCTGAAGTAATCAAACCCTTGAGTGGTTCTACTAATGATTCTAGTCCGTATAGTTTGAACTGTGAGTAAAGCAAGTCATATGCAGATTGGCGATCTGCTCTACCTGCTGCTGCGGCTTCATCTGCTGCAAGTTGCTCTGGAGTTTTTAACTTAGTTCCAGTATCTCCACCAGCCCCACCAGTTGATGAGTCAAACTTTACATATCTGCCACCGTTATCTTTAGTAAACTTAAAACCAAATGTTTTAGAACTTCCTGGGGAATCAGCAACTTCAAGTTGCTGGCTACCGTCTGAATTGGTAATGATGCGATAACCAAGAATTCCAGCGCTTGAACCAAAGAATTGTTCTAACTCTTTAGGAAATGCACCTGCAGTAAATCCTGCTGGCACTCCACCTGGAGCACCTGTTGGACCAGTAGGAGTACCTGTAGGACCTGTTGAGCCTGATGGCCCTGATGGTCCTGATGGTCCTGTTGGCCCTGTTACACCTGCTGGAGTTTCAACGGGGAAACCAAGAGCACGCTTCTCATCATCTGTTAGAGCTTGCCCACTAGTTAACTTAGCAAGAGCAGCTCTTGTATCTACAGCAGGTGCAGTTGGAGGTGCTGCATTTGAAGCAGCAAGGATGCCTTCAAGAGTATTTGTATTTACTGCAGATGCAGGCTTAGAAGTAGGTGCCTTAGTACGCATTGCCTGTATCTTAGTTTGCTCATCTACAACTGGAAGGTTGAATGAACCACCTTGTGGATCACGTGCCATTTAGTTACCCCTGGAATCCGAAGTCACGTAGCACCTGCAATGCTGCAGTTGATACATCTTCTTTTGCTTGGGCAGTGTACTGCCAACGGTTATCTTGGCGGAGAGTCTTTCTAAAATCATACAAGTTCATATCGCCTTTGTCTGTAATTGCAGAACGAAGTACTGGGTCATTAAGATCGATCTGGTTAGGATCGCCAATCTCAAGAACATTAGCCATTACTTGGCGATAAGGAGCAAATACTTGCTTGAGGTTATAGCCCTGAGCAAGTAGGTCACGAACATATTGAGGTTGTCCCTGTGCTGCTAACTTACGAGCATCTCCGATTACACGATTAACGTCAATCTTGCCAGAGATGATTCCTTGGATAACCTGTTGTTCTGTTGTTGCACCTGGAAGGATGTCGCTTACTTGGAATCCATTATCACGAGCTGCTTCAACTAACTTGTCATAGTTAGTAAGCGCCTCGCCTGAGTAACCTTCGGTTGCTTTGCCGCCAATCATTCCCTTTATGGGTCTGATAGATGCAGCAAGGAAGTCTGTAATAAAAGATTCATCATCACTACGATTAGTAATGTAAAGGTTCTCTGCTGCCTTACGCAGCGCTGCAGGATCTGATGCTGCAGCAGAACCTATCTCTGTTGCACGCTTCTTGAGACTTGCTTCAATCTTTGCAATTTCCATCTCATAAGCAGTTGTTCCCTGTGCTTGACCAGATGCTTGTAAGTCACGGAAGTTGTAATACTGAACATAGCGGTTCTTGATCTCTTTCGAGTTCTGCTTAAACCAAACATCATCACGGACTAACTTTAAGAAAGCAGCCTCTGTCATACCAGGAGTATTGACATACTTCTTAAGTATTAAGTTAAGGCTTGGTATGTTCTTAAACAAAGTTTCTGGTAGAGCTAAATCAGTACTAGTAGCTGCAGCACCAAGTGCAGTTGCTTCTCTATCTACAGGTGTCTCTACCTTTGGCGTTTCACCAGGCTTAGGCTTAGGCTTAGGCTTTGGCGTAGGAGTTGGTGTAGGCGTAGGAGTAGGTGTTAAACCTGTAGCTGGTGTCGGCGTAGGAGCAGTTGTTGGAGTTCCTGTTGGACCTGCCTGATTTGGTACAGTAGCAGATGGCTTTGCTGCAGCCTTTTTGCGTGCTTCTACAAGAATATCGTTAGACTTTTTGATTGCAGCATCAACAGTCTTGTTTAATGAGTTGTAGTCAGCTACTAAACGATCAAACTCTTTCTTTTCTACAGTAGAAAGTTTATCTCCACGAGCAATCTTTCTAGCCCAAATTGCAAGCTGTGATTCGTACTGTTCTAATCTTGGCTTTAGAGTATTGGCATAATCTGTCTGGCTTTTAGAACGTGCCTGTGTTTCAGCATCTACCTTATCTTTTGAAGCCTGCGCTTGTGCTTTTGCAGCAGCAGTTCTTGCTGCCGCTTGAGCCTTTTTAGCATCAGCAATTAACTTATCAACATCAACTGCCATTAGTCTAGGCCTCCGAGTTCTTTCATAAGAATCGTGTAGGCATCAGTTGCACGCACAGTCTTTGCCTCATCAGTTGCTTGCAACTTTTCTGTAATAAACTGTTGTTCATCTACTCCACCTTGGGTGGTTACAAAACCCTTACCGGATGTCTGTACGCTAGGTTGCTTGCGCTGTTCAGCGTTAATCATCTTGAGATACTTGGCTTGTTCTGCCTTAGTTAAGTCACGCTCAAGAAGATCTGATGCAATAGCATTAACAAGTTTAGCGGTTTGAGATGCACTAGTTACATAGGTTTGTCTAGTAGTTGTTGGGCCATCATCTTCGCCACCTTCTGAAATGATGCTTGTAAGAACATCAAATCGTGCAGTAGGAACAGTTGCGCCAACCATCTTATCTAGTGCTATCTGGCCTTGGTACTTTTCCTCTAACTTTGCTAGAGCTGTGTAGTACTTAAGGTCAAACTTGCTTGATACTTTGCCCTTCCAGATACCTGCTTCTTTTAATCTTTCAGCTAAAGCAAGGCGTGCTGCGTCAGAAGTTTGCGAGATATTCTTTACAAAAACATCAAAGGCAATTTCACCACTGGTAGCAGATCCACTAGTTTGTGTTGCTGGAGCAGACATTGCTCGTGCAGCATCTGGTCCAGAAAAGGTTGGCTCAGCCATCAGTATCTCCTAATAACGATGCAAACAATGTATTGTAAGCACTCATAGTGTTTTCATTTGCCTTTGAAAGTTCACGAATCTTAACGATTGTAGAATCCTTCATAAATGCAACAAGGTTTCTAGTTCCTGAAACTTTATCTAATGCTTCTCTCTGCATCTTGTAAGAATCATAGAGGTCAAGCATTTCCTTAAGAGGCTTCTGTACAGAACTACGTGTGGTTACAGTCTTATCATTGAGCATATTGCGTAAGTCATCGATAGCATTGATACGTTCAATAGCCTTCTTACCGCCCTCACTGAGTTCTTCTTGAACTAATGGTCGTCCTGCCTTGAATGCCTTAGCCCAAGTCTGGAACTCATTACGGGCCATAGTACGCTCAAAGTCTGTGATCTTAGTCTTCAAAGAAGTCTCATAATCGTTCTTCTTGCTGTAATAGACCTGTAGGTCTGCAGCAGTTTGTACCTCACGCAAGTAATCATCTACACGCTTGTTGTACTTTAGACCCATATCCTTCATAGTCTTGTAGGCATCCCAAGAGAAACCTGACTTATGAGGAATAAGGAACGCTGCTCCTTGTGGATAGCGCTCAAATAGGTCCTTGTTCTTTTCTACAAATGTACCTGATTCTTCTGCATATCTAATGATAGCAACAGTCTTCTTTTCAGATTCTGGAATAGTAAACGGAATCTGGTTAGGGAACAGTTCTACCCACTTAGCCATAGCTGCGTCGTAATCTCCAGGGTACTGATCTAGCAAACCATTCCAAGCCTGCTTGAAGTTTGCCTTTCCATTATCTTTAATCCAGTCAGCCATATCAGCCTTGAGCTGAACCTGTGGTGATGCTGGTGCAAAGAATCCGAATACGAATCTGGTACCAAGAATACCTAGAACGGTGTTCTTAACACGTTGACGGTACTCTTCTTGCTCCTGAATACTAGGAGGAATAAGGTTTCCTGTTTCATCATACTTTTGTGGTAGTCCGTGACCACCTGCTTCAAGATATGTTACTGCTTTACGCCACGCACTTGCGTACTGTGAGTCACGTTCGTCTGTGCTCATAGTCTCGTAGATACGATTGACGTGAGCAGGTAGGAATGAAGATACAAATGAGCGACCTACTGCATATTTACCCATAGAAAGCTGGGTAATTGTGTCTGCAGCACCTGGTGCTCCAGCAACATCTACTAGGTTTGATATAACCTTCATAGATACACCGGCAAGTGGACCTGAAAATGTAGGAATTAGTGAGTCTTGGTTCAAAGATGGGGTAAGCATCTTGACTTGTGCTCCGAATTGAACAGGAAATGGTGTCTTAAAGTCAGCAGGAATGCCCACTGCTGTCATTGCACCACGTACTGCTGTGTAAATAGGTTCAATACCTGGGTAGACAAAGTACTTTTCGCCTTGGTCATCCTCTTGAATCCAGCCATTGTGAGCAATACCGTCATAAGTTAGCGCTGCTTTGCGAATAGCCATTGGGTTATAGGCTACAACGCGAGACATACGACGATAGAAGTCTTCAGTTGCACGGTAGAAACGCGAGAAGTTACGTGCTCCAAATGCTAACTGTGTACGAACTAGTGGATTATCCACATATTGCAGTACCTGAGATACTGCACGCTCTTCAACTATCTCTGCAAACTGACGCTTTGCACGATCTGTAGCTAAAGCAATCTTCTTTGGGTCTGATTGGTCAACCTTGCTGACAACAGATGTGATGTATGCCTGCTCAAAACCAGATGCCTTCATCTGCTTGCGAATAGTAATGATCTCATTAAAGACAATAGGCTGACGAGACATACGTGAGTTAGCAAGACCTAGCCAAGTCCAACCCTTTGAAATCAATGAGGCGGTTACATTGCCTGATTCTGATAGAGGAACTAACTGAGGTCCAAGAACATAGGCTGGAATGTCTGCATCATCTAACTTAGATACATCATCTAGTGACAATTGACCAGAGATAATGTAATCACCTTGGTCATTTTGTACACGAATCTTATTAAGAAGATCTACGTTAATATCTTTGTCAGCACCTGCTGTAGTTCCACGCTTTTCAAAGATTTCTCTTGCTCGATTGTAAACAATCTCAGCGTGTTGTCTTTCATCAATGTTTTTTGCTGCCAACTGTGCTTCTTTGCGAAAAGATGGATTATCTTCCATCCATTTCATAATCTTTGCAATAGCAAGTTCTTTGTCATCAAGGTTTGCTAAAGCAACAGCACCAAGTCTATCGTTTGCGTAGTAGTTAATACGCATAAGCCAAGTAAGTAGAGCTGCTTCATCTCGGTTACCCAATGAACGAGCCTCAAACTTACGGCCTTCTTTTGCTATTCCGTACTTTGCAGCCTTTGGCTCATTGATAATGAGCGCTTCGCTGCGAACTCCGTGTGAGCGTGTGAAGATAGTTGACCGTGTGATGAAGTCACCACCGGTAGCAAAGTTACCTGCACCCTCAGATACTAGAGACATAGAGTTATCTAGGTTTCCGTAAATAAGATGCTCTGCAAGAATCTCTGCTTCGTCTTCAAACATAGGCTTCATACCTAATGCTTCACGATAGCGGTTTACTCGTCCAGATGTAAGAGCAGTAGCGATGATACGACGAGTTTGGCCTACCGCACCACCTGCTGTTGCTTGCTTAAGAGTTTCAATCTCTGCTGCAATAGAAGCCTTAACTGCAGGATCTGTTGTAATCCTCATTGCTTCTCTTTTAGTTTTAATTTCTTCGCGTGCTTTAACGATCATATCGTCAACTGCTGTAATTTCAGCCTCGTACTTAGCTGCCTCATTCTTATTAAGAATACGAAGCACTCCACCTAGTGGATTATCTGACCAAGTTTTAGTCTTTCTTGCACCTTCTAGTGCTGTGTTAACACGAGTAGAAAGATAACGGCTCTTAGCAAGACCCCAAGGGCTTGCACCGATAGCAAGGTGAACCATTAAATCTTCAGATGCGTTACGAATAGCATAACGTGGACCAGCAAGAGTGAGGAATGACCAGTATCCAGTCATATTATCTACCCACTGCTTGTTAGCCTGACCGAACATTCTACCAATAAGACCGCTACGCGCTGCTGCTCTGTCAATATCTACAAGGCTAGGCGTAGTCATAAAAGGATTGTAGTCAGATGGGATTGCACCAAGGTCTGGAAAGTCATCAGCAAATGTTCCTACAGAAAACTTAGCGTCTCCCTTAGTAACAGTCTGGTTAACAATCTTTTGACCAGCTTCTGTAAGGTTTAGACCACGTGCTTCTGCGATAGTTCCCCAGATGCCCTTGACCATTTCCTTGCGCTGACCAACTTCAGTTGAGGCTTCAAAAGTTTCTTGGATCATTCTTGCATCGTACTTAGTCATTACAAGACGTGCTAAACGATAGACCTGTGTTGAAGCATCTGGCGCAGTTACATCAAATACATCGTCCTTGAACATAGGAGCAATGTTAAACTTAGCCTTAAACTTATCTAAACGCTCACCGATTGCTCTGGATGATAGTCGCAGAACGCCCTTGATATCTTGAGACTGCTTTACCTTTTCGCCAAGAAGTGTGGCATCTTCTGTAAGTGTCTTACGGATTCCATCTGTATCTGGCAGTTGACCATACAGGTCATCTATGATTCTAGGAGCAAAGCGGTCAATGTTAATGACCTTATCAGCACCAGTAATAATTGCTATGCGTGCTTTACGTGTTGCATCCAAGCGTGGAAGGATGACGCGCTTGCGTCCGATAGAACCTTTGATTACAGCGACTGCTTCTTCTGTATCTAGTAAGAAAGCCTTTGCAGAATTTGCATCTACTATATCAGCCTTTTGAAATGCTCTAATTACTTCTGGACCATATTCAGGTGCAAGAACCTTAAGAGCATCGCGTGCTTCTACTAATTCTCTTCCCTTGCTATTAGCGTTTTGTAGTCCTGTGTACTTAGCAAGAGCTGCTCCATATTGATCCCAAAATGCTATAGCATTAGGATTTGTAAAATACTCTGCTACCTTTTGACCTTTGGTAACAGCATCAAGTGAATACTTGCCCACTACGTATAGAGAACGTAACTTTGATGCGACTACAAGTGGATCTGCAAATAAGCGATAGGCAGCATCTGTGCTTCCAGATACTAGACCGTAGACTAAGCCATTCTTTTCAAGAGCTTCAGGAAGGATAGCGTTAGCAATCTGACGACCTGGTGAGAACTTTGCTCTGTCTACTTCTGCAAGAGTATCGTTAAATAGTTCACGTGCTGCTTCAACATCGTTTACATTAGGAACAGTCTTGTTTTGTGGGTCTGCCAACATAATGTATTTTTGTTGTTCAGGTGTTGCTGTTGCAAACAACTTAGATACATCTTCGCCACCCTTGATACGCATAGCGATATCTACTGCGTCGCGTCCATACTTTGCCTTAGCATCTTCGATGCGTCCTTCATTAAAAACTTTATCGCCTTTGTCATTTGCTTTATCCCAGGCAAAGCCGACTTCGCCCTCAGACAATGGAATAGCAATAGCGCGATAAGCGCGAGTCATTGCATCAGATACTTCAACAACACCCTTAACAGCAAGTGTTAGAGGGTTATAGTTAGCAGCATAGTGCCAAGCACTTCCAAGCCAACCGCGAGATGGTTTAGTAACAGGATCTTCTGTTCCGTACTTGTTAACCAAATCTGCTTGCTGGTCTGAAGGTAGTTGTGCGTACTTTGCTACAGCTACTTCTTTAGGAAGGTTGGATAATTCTCTGTGTACAAAGAGTGACTTAACTAAGTCATCAACTTGTTTTTTAGATTGACCTTTAAGGTTTGCAGCTAACGCTGCTGCTTTTACATTATCAGACATTAGTTACCTTGCGCTAATGCTTCTTGGTACAAAACCGCTATCTCTCCAGTAGTGTCGTATGGAAGCATTTGCGCTAAAGAGTCTGATAGTTTAATTGTATTTTTGTTCATCATCAATGCCTCTGAACCAGGACCAGGACCGCGATCTAAACCTGCAGTAATTGGTCGTGTTTCATCTGACATTGCAAATAATTCTGTTGGTGCTGTTCTTGTAGCAGCCTCACGAACATCTCCTGCGCGAGCTGGGTTAACGTCACCAGTCGTGCCTAGCGGAGCACCAGACTTAATAGCCTGTGTCTCAACGCCTTCACCGTATGCTGTGGAACCCATTTCTAATTTGTCAGTACGAACTGCAAACTTGCCTGGACCTGATACGCCTGCCTTTGGGTTCATCGGTGCAGTTGTCATTTGTCCTCCTGTAATTTCTCTAAATCTGCTGTCATATCTTCCCAAGCCCTATTGGTTTGAGTAAGATGATTTGATTGATAAATTGCTAACTCCATTAGTTCACCTGTTAAGGTTTCAATAGATGATGCAATGTTATGTATAAAGCCTACACCTACAACGACAAGATCGAGCAAGCGTACTGGACGAGGAATGTATTTATCATCTTTCATCGCCCAGTACACCTCTCATTAAAAAGTTGTTATCCCTTTTTTACTGCGTTGCCACGACGGCCTGCTGGCATCATTGATGGAACTACCTTGCCACCTTTTGGCTTAGATGTGTCCTTCTTGCCTTCAGTTGGCTTTGACATTGGCGCTGCTGCGCGAGATCCCTTGTTCATATTTACACCTCCTCTGCTTAAGCTGCGCCGGTGATACCAGCGAGTAGTTGGGCTATATCGGGTTTTTGACCAGCAGCAGGGGCCATACCACCTTGTTCTTGTGGAGGTTGCGCTGAGGCTGGGGCGGGGGCCGCACCTGCTGCTGGAAGTTGTTGTTCCATACCTGGTGCCATAGGTGGCATCGCTGGGGCTGGAGGTGGTTCTGGTGTAAATGCTTTTTCGATTGTGCTTTCTAGCGATTGGCCCTTTTGCCGACCTTGGATAACAGACGCAATGCGGGTGATAATCTCACTAGGGTCTTGGCCTTGCGCTGCAAGCGCTGGAATGGCCTGAGCATACTGAGCAACAGCCACGCGCAAAGAATCGCGCATTTCTTCGATATCAACACGTTGTTCCTCCTGCGTAACATTCAAGTCCATTGGAATCTCACGACGTACATAGTCACGAGATACGAGCTTGTCTGAGCGCATTTGTAGTAATGCAATGATGGCACGGTTTGGGTCCATACCAGACATAATTCCGTAGCGTACATCTACGCCGTACTCACCCTTGATGTCACGAGATGGTGTGTACTTTAGAACGTAAGGTGTTCCATCATCTGAACCCTTGATGGTCTTTGGAATACCACCAAAGATTTTTTCGTCTGCTTCAAAGCAAACAGAGATAAGTTCTTGGAACATACGAGCAAACTGTGCTTGTGCTGCCTTGATCTGTGTATCAAAACCAGCCTGTAGTGCTTGTACACCACGGCCTGTTACAACTGATGCGTCAATGTTACCTGAACGAGATTCAGGATAACGAGCACCAAGACGTAGTTCACGCTCTAGTACACCAGACTCAGTAAAGACTCCAGGTGGTAGTTCTAGTGGAACACGACGAATACCTTGTGGGTTAGCAGAACGCATAATTGAATCTGGACCAAGAGCAAGTTCTTGCACATCCTGTGGGATAGCAATAGGTGCTTGGATAGACTTTTCTGCTGCCTGGATCTGTAATACTGCAAAGCGAGCACGAGCTAGCTGAACTGATAGAACATCATCAAACTGTCCACGTGCTTCACCATCTAGTGATGAACGCATAACTACAGAACCCATTGGCTTACCTAGTACGTTAGGCGTACGAGATAGAACAAGGTTCTTACGCTCTGGTAAGTAGAGTAGATCTTGGTCCTTATCGTGGTACTTGACCATTGAGATATAAGGAGAAGACAGAGCATACTGGTTTTTACCTAGAATCAAATCGTAATACTCTGGGTATTGTGCAGCTAATGTCTCTGCATCAGTAACAATGACCTGAGTTACAGATAACATACGACCATAACGATCTAACTCTGGGTAGGTACCGAATGGATTGAGCATACGGATACGAGGGTTGTTGTCCTCAAAGTCCATCTCAACCATACCGATACCAAGACCATAGGTGTTATACCAGTCTGCTGCTGTGTACATCTGCAGTTGTAGGTCAGAGTTTGTTACGTAAAAGTTTGCAATACGAGTTCTAGTATCTGCTGCCTTTCGTGCTGCATCTGAAACCATATTGGTTGCTGAGCAGTTAAAGGATGGCAGTGGTGCCATTGCTTCCGCTAAATCTCGTGCTGCTACGTCAATGAAGTTTGCAACCAGAGGCTTTGGGTATTCCTCTGAAAACATTGCAGGGTATACCTTAGAGATATCTCCCTGACGCACCGAGAGCACATCACGCATACGTTGATCTCGCGCTGATGAGCGAGTACGTAAGCGTGCTAGCTTAGCGTCAACTTCTTTGACTGATAACAATTGTTTTCCTTATCCTTTGTATACGTTCGCGCCGTATTTCTTTTTAAGAATGTTTAGCATTGCCTTGTCTTGCGGAGTCATTGTCTGAGCAGGTGACTTCGTTGGCTTAGGTGTTGTTTTAGGTTTAACCGTAGGCTTTTTCATATTTGGCATTAGCGGTTCTTTGAACCCTTGACCTTGTATGTAACGAATCCCTTATCTCCAGCAGCCTTGCGAGCAGACTGAGAAGCCTTGTTAGGACTTACTACGTAAGCTGATGTGCCCTTCTTACCCTTTGCTGCTGCAGTTCCAGTTTCCTTAACCTGCTTTGCAACATTCTTAACAATCTTCTTTACAGGCATACCTTCTTGTGGTGACTTGCGAATAGCTTGTGCAGCAGAACCAACTGCTGTTGCAATGTCGCGTGCCTCACGTGCTGTGATGCCAAAGCGCTTAGTGATTTCGCTTAATGCTTTATTTTTTGCCATTTTTTATTATCTCCTATTTAGATGAACGTGCGATCTTTTTCGGCGAGCAGTTCATCTATATTGATAACCGTTCGCTTGCCTACCTCGTAACGAGACAGGAATGGGTTTTTTAAGTGGTGGGTCTTGTGCATACCTTGGTTGAGCATCTCGCGTGCTCGGATCTCACAGAACCACAAGGCCATCACCATATCGGTTTTGCCTTTAGTAGTAGGTGACCACGTAATCAATTGCTCGATGAGCGCTTTGATGTTTTCAGTTTGGTCACTAGGTAAATGAATAAGGTTGTCGCGGTGGTGCTTGCCGTCGAACTGTTTTGTGCCGAACAAGGTGGACATAGAAGCAACACCGAAACCGGAGTCCCACTTGTTGGTTCCAGTATGGTGTTCTCGCAGTAACACACCCCTGGAGGCAAG